TTCACTTAACTTTAACTTACAATCGTTACAGATGTCTTTTAAAGCTAAATAACTAAATCTAATCGGTCGTTTCTGACCGCCTATTTCTACCTTTTTCATATTTAATTTAATTGATTTATAAAACTTTCTTTAGTGATATTGAACTTAGCCAAATGTCAGTAGGGTTTTCACCTCTTTTAATAAGAAGTTCGCTATCACCTGCTTTGTATTGAATTTTATGCGTTCCTACTGATTTAGGTAAATTAATGTTTACTGTATCTGCATCCTCTAATTGAATAGACCCTGTGCCTGGACTAGCTGATGGTATTGTATAAGTAAGTAAATAATAATTACCTGCAACTACAATATTTGTTTTATTTATTCCCGCAGTTCCTGAACTACCTATTTTAACTTTACCATAACCATTTTCAATAACAGAATCACCAAAAACACCCCAATAATTAGAGTCATCAAACCCTGTATCACCAATCAACTCAGGACCAAGTCCATTTGGATAGATATTACCTGTTCCAGTAAATGTAGCCGAACAAGTTAGATTATCTTCAACTCCTGCATCAAAGCTTACCGATGATACAAGTGCGTTTCCTTGCCAATGAGTAATATCGGTAGGGTCTTGATAATCGGTTGCTTCAGGTGAAAACTCTATTTGCCAAGATGAGGTTAATATTTCACTTGAATCTTGTGAATTGTATACGCCAGGATATATAACTAACCTAAATATTTGTGGGTTTGATTCAGTACCTCCAGCAGTAGTAAAATTATTCATTTGAAAAGATACTCTAGTCCAACTTGATGTACTTAATCCTGTTATATTCCAATATTGAGAACCTACTCCTGCTTGAGCAATACTCCCACTTCCCTCTAGTTTAGTTATTATTGCTGATTGTGCTGTTGGAATATTACTAACCGTAATACTAGCTGATGTTGTACTACCACTACCTTTAATATAAAAAGACCAATTAACATTTTTACCCTCTAATCTAGGTGAATCTATTGTATATTTTATAAATTTAAAGCTAGTAGATGCTCCTGTGTTAAATTTACTAGCTGTACTGCCTCCAAATGGATCAGGCTGTAAATTAGTTTGTGTTCCACTTGACGAGCCAAACCCATCAACCCCAATTTGTGTTAGATTAGTGCGTATAATGTTTCTAATTCTATCAGAGAAACTTAAATCGACTAAACTTCTTTGTTTAAGTTTATCGAAGAAATCAGTACCATCTAAAGGTACATCGGGATTTATTGATTGTAATAAATCGGTTGATACTTCAAAAGACTTTAAACCACCCAAAGACTCAGACCATCCGCCTGAATCCTTGTTGGTTACATCTCTTAAATCCATATTCGTGCTAAACGAGGCTGATGTACTAAAAGCTACAGGGTCAAATATTGCTGATGAGCCTGGTGTTAATACTTCTATGATAATAGCATCATCGTTAAGGGTAGCTGTACCACTTACAATTTCTAATGTAGGAACTATACCAGGTTTAGGTTCATTTGGTGTAGTACCTTTTCCATTAGTAAAGTCTCTATAAGTATAATCACCTGAAACAACACTTGTAGTTTGTATATAATCATTATCTGTAACTAATACACCAGCTATTTTTGATAATAAATTTTCTGCTGTATTATTGGCGTTATTAGTGGTAACATCATCTTTTACTTCTCCTGAGCCATTAGTAATATTATTAATTTTAACATTGCCTTGCGTAGCACCCTCAGGCATTTCTAAAGGATTTGTAGTTTTCACATAAATCCTAGTAACTTGAGCTACAGGGTCAGTCGTCTTAGCATAAACCAATAAATCCGAAGCGTTTTGAATTGCCATAATATATGGATTTAAAAGTTAATACTATGCGTTTTGAGCTAAGTCTCCTGTTCCTGTTAAAGAGATTGAATAAGTTGCGTTTTCTTCTACACCTGCGTCTATTGAAAAAGATGTAATGATAGCTGTACCATCATAAAGCATACCTGAAAGACCAAATGTACATTGTACAGCTAAGCCTGCTACTAGTGTAGTAAATAATTCTTCTGAATCTGCGTGACCCGAGACACCTGCTATTTCCACGAATCCATCTCCACTCATTTCCCAAGATTTAAGCCCACCTAAGTTTGCTTGCCATCCTGATGATGACTTTGTTGTAGAATCTCTAAGGTCCAGACTTACTGATATTGAAGCTGATGTACAATGTGCTATTGGTTGTAGTGAACCTCCTGAGGTTACACTTAAAACTACGTTTGTTGCGTTTTCTATTGGCATTTTATTTTATTTTTTAAAAATTAAACAGTTAAAATTTACGTTTTTGTAGAATTTCTCAGGAGTCTTAAAATAGTCATCGTCTAAATCAAGAAATCTGAATTTTGCGATGTAGTCTGTACCATCTTCGGTATATTCCACCTCGTACAAGTCTAAGGCTTCTACGGCTGCCTTGGCTTGATTCGATACGTTAGTTATTTCAAACGTAGAGCAAGGGTAAGATACACCTTGAGGTATTATAACAGGGAAAACCTTGTTACTACCATTAGCTGTAGTGAAAGCCGATGTGGCTTGTAATTTTGTTACTATTTCTTTTCCTATTACTGCAAACATCTAAAATCCTGCTTGTTTAATCATTTTATCTAATAATCTATCTAAGTCTTTCTCAGCTTGAACGTAAATCTGCGATTCCATCTTTCTAGCTGTAGCCTGAAACACATCAGGTCTAGGGTCTTGTATAGCATTACCTTTAATTTGCATCGCAGGTAAGTTTCTACTATCTCTCCCTTTAATTCTTATAGGTGTGGTTTTACGAGCAATTGGACCAACAAATAAACCTGGCTCTCTCGATTTACGAGCTGTAATTATACCAATAGTTTTAAAGGTTGGTGTTCTACCACTTTTTCTTTTATAATCAGAGTTACTATTAAACTCTCTTTGATAAGCCTTTCTAATACCTCTAGCTAATTTATTAGCAGCAGGTCTAAGAGCTTTATTTATGGCTGTACGAGATTGACGAGATGTTTGACCTAGCTTTTTTAAACTACGTTGCACATCTTGAATACCTTGTACTCGTATCGTTCTATTATCAGCCATAACTATACTGGTGAAGCTGTTGGTAAATCTTGTTTTACAAAAACTTCAATGAACTCTTTTCTAGGGTCTATAACGAAACCTAATATCTCGTATATATCGCTAGTCTCTACTTCCTCAATAATCCAATTAGCTTTAATACCTTTTGTCTCACTTGAGTATCTTATAGTGTAAACAAATCGACCATAAGATTGTAATTCTTTTCCTTCAAACTTCTCTTCGATGTCTCTAAGGGTCTTAACATTCTTATTAGCCCAAATCGTTGCTTGAACAGAATAAGAGTCTGAAATCCCTCCAAAACCATCTTGAGATGAAGATACGGACTTTAACTTAATTCGTTGGTTAAAATCACCTGCCTTTATTTTTGCAATAAAAGCCATATACTATAAATAGCATTTATAAGGTTGTAGTAATATCTCAGAAGCCATCGGAAACGCTCTCTTGCGATCCTCTCTGAAATAATACATATCACTTGCAATTAATTTAATCGCTTGTTTAATAGCATCAGGAATATCACTTGCTGCATCGCCAATACCAGTTTGGAATTGGAAATAATATATTCCGTCAGTTGTTCCATCTAAATCTCCTGTGCCTATCGCATCAGAAGGTGTGTTAGTCATCTTTACCTGACAAGGGTTAGTATTTTGATTTGAATACCAATTTGTATTGGCAAACAAAGTGTAAGTATCACCTACAGCAGCTAAATAGTGTAAGCCATCTTTAGCATTATCATTTCCTGCTGAAAAATTAAATTTACAATCAGGATAGTATAAACTAAATGTACTAGGTAATTCATTAAACCAAAGTTTGTACTTAGCTGTAATAAAATGTCTGTTACAATAGTGTTCAGCCATTTGAGTCGCAGCACTTATATATGTAGCCAACAAAGTGTCCTCATCAGAAGTGTCAATTCTAAGTTGAGACTTTAACTCAGCAGTTGTAACAACTTGAGTTGTTGCAGCCTCCGATAGCTCTAAATTCCCATATCTGTTTTGACTTGGGTTTAGATACTCGTAGTTACCTTTGTTAAATATATTATCTAAGTACGATATAGCCATTTTGGTCTTTTGTAAAGAAAAGGGAAAGGGGATTAACCCTTTCGCCTTTCTAATTAATTTAATCTACTATGCTGGAGCTACACATTTAACAGCAGCTTCTTTTCCTGAAGACTGAGCAATCAATCCATCAAGTAAAGTAGAAAGTACTAAAGAAGTACCACCACTTAAAGACTGAGAGTAAGGGTCTACTAAGATGTCAAGACCACCGAACATAGCTAAGTGAACTTTCTCCATATCCAACATTAAAGCTCTTGCTCTTGAAGCAGAGTTTCCGTCAGAACCTACGTTATCTGAAATAGCGTAAGGAATGTTAAGAACAGTTCTATCAACTAAGTTCATAGAAGCAGCATTGAAAGCAGAACCATCTTTAGCAGCGATTTGAGCAGCTAAGTCAGCGTAAGCATCACCATTCAATAATAATTTAACTGAAGGCTTGTTTACATCGTTTGACTGAGAAATCATTTTGCTAAACATAGACTGAACAGTTGCTAAAGCTGTAGAGCTAGTCCAAGCTTGAGTACCTGAAGTGTAAGCAACACCATCTGCAAATATTGACTCAGGACCTTGAGCAGCATCTCCACTTACTAACAAGTTCTTTTCAAATTGAGCCATAATAGCTGTTGCAAAGTTTCTTCTGAAAGCAGCCTCGATAGAAGCGTTTTGAGCTAAAGCAGCGTTAGAAACATTAGTTGCAGCAACAATAGTGTGAGGGTTTAATTGACCACCACCAATAGTACCAGCAGCAGCTTGTGCAGAAGAACCATTTTCAGGAATAAAACCTGCACTAATTCCTGCTACGATTGGAATTTTCTGAGAAGCTGCAACACCTGTGTACATTGTAGCACCATTTCCAACTAATACAGAAGCAGCAAACATATCATCTACGAAAGACTTAACCTCTACTGGTTGAGAGTTAGAAGTTAAAGCTGTGTTTGCACGAGATTCCAAAGCAGAGTGAGGTATAGCCACACCTTTGAAGTTTTGAGAAGGGTTCTCGTTACGAGCCTCTTGATCCATTTCACGAACAAGACCTTCAACACGACCACTTTTAGCAGCGTTAAATGCATCTACAAAAGAAAATGCTCGTAATTCTTTAGAATCAGAAACATTTTGAGTTGCGTGAGAAACAGGAATAGAAGCTGCTTCAGCGTTTAATTTTTCTTGACGCTCAACTACCTCAATGTCTTTAGCTAGTTTGTCAATGTTAGTCATCATATCATCGTATGATACTTGCTCGTCACTACTAAAGTCACGAGACTCACCTTTAGCCAAGTTTAACAAAGTATCAGCTTTTCCGATAAGCTCTGCTCTCTCTTGACGAATTTCAATCGAATTTTTCATATTCGTTTTTTTAATTTTAATTCGTTACTTAATAAATTTAACTTTGAATCATCAAATGATTCCTCAACCTTTTGCTCCACTTCTTCCACTTGAGGGGTTTCTTCTATAGTTGCTTCTGTTTCAAAAGCTTCCTTAGAACGAAGTGCAACATCAGTATTAGCATAAGCACCAACACCGACTATACTGACATCGACCAAGCGACCAATCTGATTGATTTGTCTGCGAGTTGTATCTCCGTCTTTACTCCATTCATCATCCTCTACTGTAAAAGCAAATGAAGATTCATAAAGCAAACCTCTTTTCATTAATTCTGCTACATCATTACCAGTTGTTGTATTAGGTAAAGTAGCATCGTATCGTAATCCTCTTTCATCAACTGATAATTGTAAAGTACCCCCAATATTTCTATCTAAGATTAAATTAGGGTCGTGATTGAAAGTTAAGATTACATTATCTTCTAAGCGACCATCAAAAGCTCGTTTAGAAATTGTTTCTCTAAAGCCTAAATCTCTACTATCAGTATCGAACAAGGCAGCGTAACCACTCACTCTAGTCTCTTTTGAATCTTCATCCAATCGAACCTCGTAGTTACCATTATATATTCTAGTTTCTTTATTTTTCATATTGCAACTTGTTTAATAAATTGCTACTATATCTCTTGCAGTTGTACCAGTTCTGTAAACTCTAGTAACGAAAATACCTTGTAAATATGTCCCCGAAGGTACATTCTTTAAAGTAACAGTTGAACCACCAAATAAATTTACTTTTATGTGACCACCTGTACCTATATATAACTCAGCTTTTTCTTCACTTAAATCAACAGTATCACTATTTGAAACTGATTCAGCAAATGAACCTTTTTTAACTAAAAATTTCTTTCTTCTTTTTTGTTCTTGATTTAGTGCCATATTATTCTGTGTCTTTTCTTGTTGTTCCTTCGCCTAAACTATCTAAAGGCATCATATTACTTTGCATATAAACATTTTCACTTGGTCCACCCATAGAGTTCATATCTTCAAAAGCTCTAACCTCATCAGGTGAAATAACACCAATGTTTACAAGTGTTCTATAGTAGTCTGCTCTTGACTTAGAGTCACCTCTTAGAAGGGCGGTTAAATTGAATTTAAAATATTGTGAGCCTTTCTTATTGAAAGGAATTAACTTTTGATTAAGTGCCATTTCAATACGCTTAATCCAAGGTGTGATAGTGTGTACCACAAAATCGATTTGCTGTGCTTCTATATTAGAGTATGTAGCGTTAGATAAATCGTTTACTAAGTGATTTGGTACTCTAAAAACACGACAAATATCACTAATTTGATATTGTCTACTCTCTAAGAATTGTGCCTGATTGTTGGGAATTTGTCGACTAATAAATTCCATTCCCTCTTCTAAAATTGCAGTTTTACCTGCGTTGATAGAACCACTATAAGTTTGATTCCAACTAGCTCGTAATCTCTTAGCAGTCTCAGGTTTAAGCGTTCCTGGATGTTTAAGTATTCCACCTACAGATGCTCCGTTCTTAAAAAACGAACCTGCAAATTGCTCAATAGATAAAGATATGCCTAAAGATTCAGCTGCACTCTGTATCGGTGACTTACCCATAATTCCATCACAAGATAATCCCTTTATGTGGATCATATTCTCTGAAGTTACTTTACCAGTAATTGGGTAAGGTATAGTTTCGTTTTGGTCAATTTCGTAATAAACTTCTCTACCATCAGGTGATACATAGACACTTACATCATCACATTGGATAGGGATTATTTGAGTAGGTAGACCGCCATTGTTTCTTTCAATGTAAGCAAAGAAATTTCCATCAAGGCAAAGGTCTACTAAAGCTCTTTCAAAAAAGCTGAAAGAATTGTAGAGAGTTGAAGGTTGCTCTCCTACTAAAGAGTGAAGTGGATTGTCAGATAAGATATATCTTTTATTATCTGCATCTTTTTCATACAACGAGATAGGTAGAGAAGCTATTGTTTCAGATATTACTTTTACACAACTCCAAACTGTCGATAGCTGTAAAGAGCGTTCTTTTGAAATTGGTTGGTTAGATGAGTTGCCCATTATTGAA